AGCCGGTGGCAGGGGTGGGTATGCGTGGTTGTGCAGTCGAACGCCTGTGCGGACTGCTTTCGTTTGTTTGCTTGAACTGTGTTGGTGGGTGTTGGTGGTGCTGGCCCCCTGCCGGCCCCTGCCCCCTCCCCCTACCTGGGTGATGTGATTGTTTTGTTTCCTTTGCTTTGATTGCAGAAAGCATGAGTGATGGCTAGGGGTGATGTGGGATCTGATGGGTAGATGTGGTCTGCTTGTCCGGTTCCAGGTGGCACTACCCTGCCGCACAGGTAGCAGATACCCCCCCTGGTTTTCAAAAGCATGGCTTTCTTTCTATATGAGCTGTCATATAGAGTGGCTTTCTTTGCTTTTCTTGCTGGGTCGTTGTCGCGGATTCTATTGCGAGCCTTCTCGCTCTTCAGGTGGCATGGTCTGCAAGTGGCAGCGCGTGACAGAACCCCACACTCGATGCAAGGTTTGTTGAAGGTCATGGTGTCCAGTCGTTCTCTCTGCGCATAGACAACTCCCATCCTCCTTGCGATTGGTCTCCCTCTCTTTGTTTGCGGTCATACCATGTTTGGTTTCTTTGGAAGGTGGAGTTATTGCGGAATCTGTAGGTGGTGTCGGACTTGATGGTGGAAGAGTTGTCGTGGTGTGTTTTCACATCCATGTAGTTGATGTAGATCGCGTGGTATTCGCACCGTCTCATGTAGTCCGAGTCTTCAAAGTAGGCAGGGTAGAAAGCTTCATCCCAAAGTCCTACCTTCTGGATTACCTGTTCACCTACAGCGAAAGCGTGGAAGTGGGGGAAGTCTGTCAGCAGTGTGAGCTCGTCAGGTAGCGCATTGGCAAGCTTCTGCAGTTCCCCAGGGTGAAAGAACATGTCATTAGATGCGAAGGTCCAATGAGTGTCTAGAGGGAAGAGCTTGATGCCGAGATTCCATGAGGCGGCCACACCAAGGTTAGATGGCATAGGCAGATAGGTGGTGTGCTCCACACAGTCTGGGATGTTCAGCTGTTGGTCCTCGTCAACATAGGCTGCACCGTTGTCAATGATGAGCAGGTGTCCGATGGGATAGTCAAGGCTGTCCAGGAATCGTTGCAGGAGATCGTAACGGTTCAGCACTGGGACAATCAGGTTAGGGATCACAAGGCTCACCGTCACTGTCTCTTGCCAAGAAAGAGTGTCTCTTCCTTGTAGTAGCTCCCTGTTGGCATTGTGTATTGTTCCAGCTCAAACCCTGCAGCCGTCACCGCTTCAGCAATTACCTTGTGAGGCACCGCAATGTCAGGAACATCAAGCTCCTCTGTATAACCAATCTGCTCACCATCACCATCAGGTGTGAACACAACGATGGCGATGCGTTCCTGCGCTGAAGCTACAGCGTTATCAAGGACTAGCTTCCAGTCCCTGTTGTGTTCAATCACTCCCCTAATCCAAAGACCAGGAGTGTTGGACCGGTACTCACGCAGGTCAGCCACAATGTCAGCGTGCTCTGAAGCTGTGCCGTCAATGCCGATGTAAGGACCGTCATGCACTGTTTTGAACCAGCCACGACCACAACCCCAGTCCTCTACAGCTAAACCCTTCAGGAAGTCAGCCCCAATCTTGTAGGTAACTTTGTCACCGTATTCTGCTAGAGAAGCATCTTTGCGATACCAGGAACCCCAGCGGTCAAGGTAAGAAGCGTTGCTCATGATGTTCCCTTTCTTGTAAACACAAATATGTGTGAGAGCTCTTCAGGCTGGTCTTCAAGCAGTGTGAGCTCCCAGTCATCAAAGATATCAAGGATGTCATCAACCGTGAAGTCTTGCAGGTGAAACGGATTGACATGTTTGGTAGGTCTTGTCGGCACTGATACAAGGATGATGCGTTTAGTTTGCTTCAGCACTGACACAAGATGTGTTGTGTCTGGTAGGTGCTCCAGGGTTTCAAAGCAGACAGCAACATCAAACTGGTTCTCCGGTTGCCAAGTCATAAGATCTACACCGGACTGGAACCTGCCAAAGCTGGTGAACTCTTGCTCTGGAGTTATCTTGTCCACACCCAGATAGTCAACGCTTATGCTGTCTGCGATCAGCTTGGCACCGTAGCCGACACCGCAAGCAACATCTAGAACCTTGTCACCAGGTTTCATCCAGGATGTGGCCAGTTCATACCGGTACACATGGCCGGTCTGCTGTGGCAGTTGCTCCCCTGTTATACGCTCAAACATCTTTAGGGTGCTTCCACCAGGTCAGGTAAGGGTTGTGGAACTCTCTGTGAGGGAACAGGCCAAGGTTAGGCTTCAGCTTCCACAGCAGGTAAGGGAAAGACACCTGGTCTTGGATGGACCAGCGTAGGTTCTCCTCATGCCATGCCTGCCCGAAGCTTCTCGCGCTATTGTTGTTGCGCCACACAATAGCACCGCAAGCCCACAAGCCAAACTTCTCAGGCATACCCTCAGCCCTGTAATGCTCGGTCTGCGCCCTGATAGGCCAGTCAGAATACTTAGGCCACTCCTGACAGAACGCGGCCTCCTGATACAGGCAGGATCTATGCCACAAGTCAGGGTGCTCCCACACCATCAAGTCATTGTCCCCAAGGGATTGCTCGCAAAACTCTCGGAAGCCTTCACCAGTGATCTCGAACGCTGCATCAATCCACACTGCTATCTCTGACTTCACATAATCAAAAGGGAGCATCTTGGGAGCTTTAGCGGCCAGTCTTGGGTGTTGGTCGCTTGGCATCACAACCATGCGCCAGCCGTCAGCCTGCAGCTGTGGATCGTCAGTGAAGCAGACAGCATCATCAAAACCATGAAACTGTGGCAAAGGTCGCAACGGTTCAAAGTCACCATATAACGCTGTTATGAGTGTGGTTGCCAAAAGTTCCCCCAATATGAGTAGCCGTCACGCATGTTCTTCACTGTCGGTTTGTTCAATCCTATCCACCCCTCAGCTTGGTAACGATTGCTTACACTTACAGGTGAAAGTGTGCGTATATAGTCCGAGCGAGCCCACCAAAAGTTACCGGCAAAGAAGAAGTCATGATCTACATGCTCTGGCTCCCAAGACTTCAACCAGTAAGGACCAGCCGCCTCCACCAACCTCAACGCTTTCACGCACTCCTGCCAGCGTGTCACAGTGTCATGAGTCATGGACACTCTCCACTGTGTAGCTAGTTCGCTGTTAGACCAAGCGCCTTTAGTGTGAGCGTAGAAAATAGCACCATCATCGGTCTGTGCGAAGTCGTGGAGCTTCTGCAAGGTCACTTGCTCCCAGCCTGTTGCGGATTCTGCAACACACACACCAGGGAGCTCTGCCTTCACCTTGTCGCGGTTCTCCGATGTCCCCACAATGCCAAGGAATAGATCGTCAAGGTTGTCAATCAAGCCTGATATGGCCAGCTCTTCAATATGCTCGGTGGCAGGTGTTAGCCAGTCCCCGTCAGCGTAGACATGATAGAAGTGTGTCAGTCTCACCTGTCACCCCAAAGGCCTATCAAAATACACCCAGGCTTGAATCACATTGAGGAAGTCGCGAATGTTCAGCTCTTTCATGTTGTCAAAGTCCTTAGCTTCAAAAGCTATCTCTGCAGCATCAAAGAGGAGTAACAGGTCTGAACCATCCTGTCTCACCTGTGCCTCCTTCAACTCAAACAGCAAAGCCACAGGGATTGTAAAGAAGTTCTTAGCTACACCCCTGAACTTGTCGGTCACAACCTCTACTGGTGGCAGGTCCGCAGAATACATGGAGTGGACAACCCGTTGAAACTCTTGCTCCTCTGTCACAACAGGTCAATCTTTCCCCTGAAAGGCTCACCCTTCACCAGTTCAAAGCAAGTAACAGCTGGTGTGGAGTCCCCACCGCCACCATTCATTCTGGTAAACCAGTCAGATCCACTGTCCATAGTGCTCGCTTGCACCCACCAACGCTCTCGGCCCTCGGTCCCAGAGAACTGCTCTACGCGGTGATGGTGAAAATGGCCTGATACGACAAGTGTGGCAGCTGCAAGATAGGTGTCATTGAAAACAGCTTTAGTCCAGAACGATTGGAAAGCATCAGGCCTAGCAACCTGGTGTCCATGAATCGCACCCAAAATGTGTGAGCCGTCACCAAACACATCAAAAGCGAAGCCCTCGTCATGTGGTTGTGGGACCAGCCAGCGCTCCACAGGCAAACCCACCTCAGTAGCAAGTCTCCGAACCTGCTGCAGAATCACAATCCCCCAGTCATCCACACCAGGCCTGCCAACATGTTGCTTCTGCGCTCGATACTGGCAATGGTTGGATGCCACAGAACCGTAAGTCACTGAAGCGTACTTGCACGCCAACTTCACCAAATCCCAAATCAACGCGGCACTGAGATCCACTTGCTGCATCGGGCTGAGAGTATTGCTTTGAAGTTGAGCCATGTCAGCCTTTGAACTCACCCCCTCCAAAATATCGCCCATATCCAGGATGACTATGTGGTCATAGTTGCCGGCCTTCAGCTTTGCTTCTATGCGCTGATAGCTGGCATGAATCCGCTGAATACTCTCCTCGTGTCCGCCTCGACTACCAAACTTCCCTATCTGAAAATCTGCTGGCGCGATCACATAGGTCCGCTGGTTCTTACCCACCTTTAGCTGCCTAGGTGTGGTTTTCTTCGCCTGAGCGTACAGGGTAGGCAAGTCAAAGTCTGTGACCTTGCGCCTAAAGTGGAACCGGTAAGCGGTCAACCATTGGCCATCCCACCGTTGCCATTGAGAAGTGCGAGGTGTCCCCACAATCTCATACTCGTCAGCAGAATAACCGCGTTCCTCCAGGAACTCATCAAAGTTAGGTGCCTCTGGCAGCCCTTCAGTGGTCGCGGTCCCCTCATTGCCGTCAAACTCTAGGCCAGGCCTGAAGTCCTTTGGTGCATGCACTTTCCGAGCTGGCTCTAATTCCTCAAGCATCAGTCCACCCTACAGACACACTCATCGCAAGGTCTCACCCTGCGGTCCCTAATAATCTTCTCGCCAAGAGGCAAACCCTTCTCGCTCAAAGCTTTCCCCAAAGCCCTATGACTCCAAGAATCATAATCCGCGAGCGCTGCCTTCAGAATCTTCTGATCTGACTCTTCCAAACCAGACAGGACAGTTCTAATCATGCAAGGTCGTATCCTGCTGGGTGCTACTAGATCCTCAAGCATGAAACATTCCACCTTTCATTGAGACTAGGGAAAGTCTAACCCGAAAGACTCAAATAGTGGTCTTATTGTGATGGTCGCTCCAGGCTCTCGCGTGTCCGCGTAACACTTCCAGCCTGTCACCTTCACCACCTGGCCGTCATCAATCCAGATAGATGCATCAGTGCAGGAATCCAACACAGCCCTCAACAGCTTGTCAACATCAGGAGGTTTGATAGGCCAAGGCCTGTGCTTCACACTGATAGTTGCTGGTCTTTCCAGGAAGAACACAACCTCAAGCTCAACTGGCCCCTGCAACGGTTCAAGCATGTCATCAGGGATAGCCTCTGAAGCTGCAGTGGTGACTGCTTTCCTCCACGCTGGCAGATATTTAGAAGCCTCAATGAAGCGGCCACCCTGCTTAGGTGAGTGGCCTATGAAGCGCTTGGAGCCCTGTGGTGCTGGTCTGCCAAAGACTTCAAAAGTTAGGCTCACCTAACCAGTCTACTTGGGAGGCCTCATTAGGAACATCATTGCCAGCATGAACAGCAGTGCAGCCGAGGTATACGCGAAACCGGCGAGCATCCCGTCAGCATTCTGAGCGAGCAGAACATATAAGGTGGCAAAGATACTCAAGATGAGTGCATAAGACCAGCCCATCAGAGATCATCGCCCTTGATGAGTGCAATCAGTCTCAAACCTTCTTCGCCTTTAGTCCTGCAGTCACAGACCCCATCATGGGACAGCCACTCCTCTGCTCCCAGCTGTATCAGTGTGAGGATCCGTTCACGCTCCACCATCTCACCTAAAGCAATACCAGCCTGATATGCAGAGTTCTCTAGATCCCTAATCTCAGTCTCGGTGAAGTCAGTGTCCATTAGAAAGGCGCACCCTCATCAACAGCTGGACCAATCTTTGCGGTAGGCCAAGTCTCCATGATCGCTGCCTCCAAAACCTTGTCCGAAGCAACCGTCACACTGTCAGCGCGAACCTTGATTGCTACACCTGTAGATCCGTCACGCTTCTGAAAAGTGCTGGTCCCAGTAATCCGGCCCTTCACCGTAACCTGCTTCACACCCTCCAAAGCAGTCCGGCCATCAGTTGTGATGTCATAAGTAGTCTTGTCCACCGTCTCCCACTCGCCCTGATGGTTCTTCTTGCGAACATCAATGGACACCTTTAGCGCGGTCCCCCAGTCGAACTCCTTGACATCGTTCAACCAGCCAGTCAACTCAACCTGAGCTTCATTCTTGATCATTGCTTTCCCTTTCTATATGGCTTGGATTCGTACAATCATTGTGGCCGCAACGCCTGACACCAGGCATCACAGGCTTCCCCTCATCATCACAGGGTGTGATGTCATCCGCAAGAAAGTTTCCATGCCAGGGTAGGCACTTCCCTCTCTTAGTGTGAACTGTTTGCACCTTCTTAGCCCTGCAAGAACCGCAGAGAATCGTCTTCTGTCTACTACCACTGAGCTCCCATTCAAAACCGCAGCGCTCACAGCGGATTGTGGGCATCTAGAACAGCCCTAGCAATCTGAATCTGTCTCTCGGTGAACTCATAGCGCCCCACTTTAGCGCGTTTCTTCCGAATCTTCTCAGGCTGAGTAATGGTGTGTGGCATCACAGTCTTCGCACTATCTTGCAGGCGTGCCAGGAAACGCTCCCTCGCCCAATAGTTCTCCGACTTCTTAGTAATAATCCGTTTCAGTCTCAGCTGGTCAGGATGATTAGGGTGCTCATGAGAGAGCTCCTCTAGATCTATGCCAAGAGCATCAGCCCAAAGATTGTCACCATTACCGTTCACAGCGGCCTCATCTCATCAATCGGAATCAAAAACACAGCCTCAACCTCATGCATACCAGGACCATACCGATCATTCTCCCCACCCTGGCCAAGCCAAGCAGGATCCACATCGCGCACATCTATGAAGCGTGTCACACCGTCAGACCATCTCACGACAAAGAAAGCTGGTGCAGTCTCAGAATGAGCGAGAAGATGCTTATATTTTCTGTCAGCGTTCATGAACACTGTGGGATATTGCGTGGAAGGACAGTTGCGCTGCTTCACCTCAACCCAGGCCACCAGCATGTGATCGCGCTCGGCATAGAAGTCAACATGGTAATACATGGGCATGTGGTGCAGGGTACATTCCCAAGCCTGCTCTAAGTCTGCCTTCATTCTGTCCTCGTTAGCGAGCGCCTCCGGTGTGAAGCGCTTGTCAATGGGTTGCTGGGAGTTACCGGTCATCACTTGCACCCAAACTCTCCAGGCTTGCACTCAAAATGCTCCCCCATGTCATGCAAGTCTTGCACCCACTCCCTAGGACCACCCACATAAGGTGAGCGACTCAAACCCTTAGTCACACCAGGAATCTGTGCAGGATCCACAGGACTGTAAGGCTCGTCATCCCAGCGCTCTTGATTCAACCAAGTCGCAGCTCTCGGGATGAACTGTGGTGACGGAAGATTAGGATCGCTTGCAAACTTCTTCGCACCCTCCAAGACAACATCAGCACCAAACTTGTCAACAGCTTTGACAAAAGCGCCTTTAGCTTCACCCTTGCCAAGCTTCCTTGGGTATATCTCCCAGAAGGCATTGAACTCCTGCTGCAGTTTCAGCTGTCTTTCTGGTTCAAACTGCTGTATATCGTTAAGTGGTTCTAGTTCAGTGGTTCTAGTTAGGTTGCCACCGGTGTCAGTAGGTACTGACTGTGGTGTCAGTACCCCCTTGTCAGCCTTGTCAGTAGGTAGTGACAGCTGTGGCGCGACCCTTCGCAGGGTATACATGTTGGACTGATAGCTCTCACCGTTGCGCCTGTGCTGTTTAGTGATAGCTCCAAGAGCGACCAGCTCATCAATGGCGCGATCTATAGATCTCCAGTGACAGTTAGCTCGCTTAGCGAGTGTCTCCCTTGATGGGTAGGCCTGCAGCGTTTCGTTGTCTGCATAGCGCGCCAGGATTGCATAGATTCTGACAGCCCTGTCCGAGATGTCCGCATCTATAACCCACTCAGGGATGATGCTGAACCGCAGATCAGTGTTGATGTGGTCGTTCATTGTTAGTCCTATCTACCGGCTAGCCCTGGTAGTCTGGACTTAGCCGATGGTCATGTCATCGGTTTTCTGATGGGGTGGGTTTCTTGCGGAGCCTGCCCCATCTCTATGTACCCTACACCCTAGAACGCTGCATCTTTCCAAGTCGCGAGTGTCTTAGAACCATCAGCATGAAGATACCACCAGCCACCCTGCACATCAAACAGTGGCAAGTGCTCCCTCTCCCACACAGCCTGCTTATGATTCCATGCTCGCGCCTGTCGCGCAGCTGTCACATTGCTTTCCATGTCACCGTTCCACCTGGCGCACATCATCGCCAGATTGTCAACAGTGTCCAAAAGTTTAGATCCACCCATCCCACGATTCTTAACATGGTGTGGCACAAGGTCATCCTCCACACCGCAATGCCAGCAGTGATCATCACGATGCTGAACTAGCTTCAGAACCTTCTTGGGGATAGCCATAAGCCCCAGGCTACACTTAGGGAGGGCTTGGATGGATTCGACCTGTCAGCAAACCGCGCAAGCGATCTGATGGGGACCGGAGTTCGACTCTCCGCAAGTCCACCAGCTAAGTGATGTGCGCGAGCTTGCAGAAAGTAGCGATTAGCGACCCTGAAGCGCCCCAAAATGTGCAAATAATGTGCGCTCACACATAACAGCGGAAGCGAACTAAACATCTGGGCAGGTGTGAATCTTGCAAACCGTCAGAAATGCATGCTTACGCCGACAAACACTAATGTGACTGAGTACGCCGACAAAGGGTGATGTTTCTGGAGTGTATAACCTGATGAAACGGTAGCCTAACCCTGCTCGTCAACATCCTCAGAGGTGTCCAACGATTCCAACCACGCCATGAACTCCTCCTCAGACATCCCGTCATCCAACACAAGGCTCACGACTTCTCCTTGCACCGACAACCATCAGGGAACCAACCCCCACCACAATCATCACAACGGTCAGACCACACCCTCGTCATAGTTTCATCTCCGCCTGCATCACCTTGGCGGCAGTGGCAATCGCCATCAGCTCGGACTCAATAGATCGCATCTTCACCCTAATGCGGTTCACTTTAGCCTTAGCCACATCTCTCTCAAAGCGGAGCTCCGAGCACGCAAGCTTCGCAATCGCCTGCCGTTCAGCAACCGAGCCTGCAGCCTGTATAAACGCGCCAGCCTCTGCTTTGTCCAAATCAGATTCAGCTCTAGCCAAATCAATCTCAGCTTCATATAACGCCCCCACCCCTTTACGATTAGTCTGAGTTAGCTCAAGTAGATCCTTCGCTATCTGCGATGGCATCACAAACACTCACCAACCTCTTGCATAGTTCAATCCTGAACAGTTCACTTAGCACCGGATCGTTTGCTCTTTGCGCCTCCAGATACGCCTGTGTCAGCTCCCTCACCGAGGCCAGGAGCGCTAAGTGCTGAGGCATAAGCTTTGACCTTCTCCAGGATGTCCGGTGCAGCACCTGCTTTCGATGCTTCAGCCCATAATAAGCGCAACTGGTCCACATCCTTCAGTGATTCAGCTTCTGCAAGCCAGTCCCTAGAGACTTTGCGCTCCTCGAAGCGCTGCACTTTCTGCATTTCTTCCCTGGATGCTCGCTTATTGCCTGAGTAGCCTGCGTTGGCCAGCGATCTGCCGATGGCCGAGGTCTCGCACACCTCTAGCGCCGAGCTTTGCTGAGGCCCAGAAACACTGTCAACCTCATAGGCGAGACCCGAGGCTTTAGGACAGTTGCGCTCAAGGTCTTCCCCAGTCAGGAACACCATTGCGCGGACTACCCAAATCTTCTCAGACCGATACTCAGGGATCGTCTCATTCTCAGTCAGGATGCGACCATCAGGCCAGTCCTTATAGAAGCGTTTGATGCGCTCTTCAACGGTCTCATAGTCTTCAAGCGAGAACCTAGCCATCACTTGTCCTCCATGTACGCCGCCAAAGCAAGCATCGCCACATCAGACACACTCACACCCATACTGTTCGCCCTAATCAGCAGGCGCGTGTAGAGCTCCTCATCCACCGCTGTCACCAGGATTGTCACATCAGCTTTCACATCCATTACTTCCCTCTCTTCTGTTCCAAAATCTTTGCCTCAAGTTGCCAAAAGTCGCGCCACAGCTCAGGTCTCTGAGTTTCGCGTAGATCCTGCACATACTTTGTTGCAATGTTCAAAACTGCTTGGTCCTTCTTATCCATAATGAATCCTCTCCCACAGCTTGTCAGCTGTATCAACCAATGAACTAATCATGTCCTCATCACGCTCAATCCACAAGCTCTTAGGTTCAAACCATGCCGGCGCAAACACACCGTCAACATCAATGCGCAGCATCCACGCAAACAGGCAAGCGCTCGCACCTGTGACATGTAACTGCCATTGCACCTGTCTGCGGTACTGAATGGGAATGGCCTTGTCTTCCCAGTCTTGGCCGGTGGTCTTGATCTCAGAACAGAACTCATGATTTAAGCTCAACCCGTCAGGGGTAGCCAGGTGCCACACAGTGTCCGCGTTAGCAATCAGCCACTCATTAGGCAGAATCCCAAACCGTTCATGCACGAACTTGGCCAGCACAGGCTCCATATCCCTGCCAAAAGCCATGTAAGCGTTGTCAGGCTCCTGAAACTCCTCCCAGAACTGATTGACAGCCTGCTCAAAACCAGCAGGTGTGGCAGCCCTAGAAACCTGTGTGGCCGTCACACCCTCTTTGCGAGCTCTAACCCAGTCTGAAGGGAACAGCGCTTTAGAAGCAATGAACTGCTCTGGATTCAGCATCAACCGCGCAGCTTCTCATAACGCGCACGAGCAACATCCATAGCTTCAGCTACCAGTTCCTCACCAGCCTCTTCCTTAGCGGCCTTCAAAGCTGGAAGCGATTGCCTCCAGGTTGAACCGCTGTCAGACTGACTATCAATCCAGCCAGCGAAAATAAGCTGCGCAAGCCGTTCTACTGTTTCTGCTCTGTTGTCCACGATCTCCACCTTTCCATTACTCTGAGTATATGAAGGACCACCCACACAGACCCTACTCAAACCTGATGGCCGCTGTGGATCGCGTAGCCACCACACCTTGCATGGACTGTCCCGAAGTGTTCTTCCCCGAAGACTTCCCAGACAAGGCCACCAGGGAGTACGCCATCACGCTAGCCAAGAAGCTGTGTGCTGGTTGCCCTATCAAGGATGAGTGTTTCATGTACGCCAGTGAAAGCAATGAGCGTTACGGGGTTTGGGCTGGAACGCTGCCCTCCGAGCGTTAGCAGTCAGGACAGTCATGAACCATCCTTGCCAGGCTGTCTAGATCTGTCCAAGGTGAAACAGGTTTCTGATTGTCAACACTGTTCAACATGTTCACCATCTCTGTCTCACACACAGCCATAGTTTCAGCCCACACCTGTAGCACGCGCCTCTGGTCATTGTTGAGCTCACCCAGTGATCGTTTAGCCATCTTCAGGCTCCTGCTCAAAGTCAGGAACCCTAGAGAGCTCCCCCAAGTGCAGAAAAAGAGTCTGGGCTTGCTTCCTGGTCAGACAAAGCGTGCCAGGCTCCAGCATTGACCACACATCATCTCTAAGGCGCACCACAACTTCACGCCCATCCCAGCGAACATCCATCATCGAACTGGCTCCTTTACAGTCAAAATCCATGCACCTAACGCAACCAAACCGATGCCTGCAATAACAGCATCAGCATGTTGCAGCCACACCGCCAGGAGAACACCCATGACGCTAAGACCCCACCCTGCCTTCACAGTGCCACCACAATCACAGTGACACCAGCTACCAAAGCCAGCAGGATAAGCGACCAGCCGATGACACACAGCCGGTTTGACTTAGGTTTGCGTAGATCTGCGCGCAACCCTTGCAAAGCAACATGCTCTCTAGCAGGCTTAGGAGTCATCAAGTCGTTATCCCACACAGTAAGCGCCTTCTGAAAGAAACCCTCGTCAGTCAGGATTGCTCGCATCAACTCCGGTGGGAGCTTAGCTGCATGCTCCCTATACCAGGCCACAGTGTCAGCGAGCTCCTTGTCAACCCCGTTCACAGCGGTAATCATGGCCTCTTGGAAGGCCACATCAATCTGCTTATATACGCCCATTGTTACCTCACCCCTGCCTTGTATGCGTTGAGCATCACAAAATCAGCGATCAAATCATACTGGTCCACCCCGTTCAACCCATACCAGGTTGAAGAAGGGTAGCTGCCGGTCAGGAAACGCTCATCCCTGATAGCGGTCTCCTTCATGTAAGCCCACTCATACAGAGAAGCTTTCAACCTTCTCGGCATCAGCGGCATAACCGCCCCAAGAGCTCTGCTGACTGCAGTTGCAATCGCATAGGTAACGGCGTTGCTGTCCTGTTGTGTTTCCTTGATGTTGATGATTAGTGTTTCCATTGTGTTCCACCTTTCTTATGGATAACTAGAGTGTATACACCTAACCAGACAAAAAGCAACATTGAACCCTGACCGCGTGTATAGTTGTGGCCATGATGCATCCATCAAGCTACGATCTCCAAGACATGACCCTGCCACAGCTCGCTGACCTACGCGAATGGCAGCTGGAACGCCTAGCGAAAGTCACTAACAGTCTGCGCGAGCGTGTCCGAGAAGACTATGAAGCAGGCACCAACATCAAACAGCTTGCCAAGAAAGCCGGTGTCACCAGGCGAACCATCTACGCCTGGCTGGGAGAATAAGGAAACCCCCCAGAGGTGGAGTCTGAGGGGTTTCACTTGAGAGAGGCACATGGCCTTGAGCTCAGTGTATCACTGGCAAGAATCACATTGGAGCAGGTCCATAGGATCTACCGGCACAGCGAAACCATCCACAACCTCACGCTCACTCACGATAAGTCAGCCTTATCGTAAGTCAACACCGAAGTCAGCAGGGACATCAGACCTGCCAGCAGTGACACTGAGGCAACCTGCACCCAGTCCACATCAAGAATGCCTGCACCGGCAACCAACGCAGCTAACGCAACCTGAGCAACAGTTTTCACTGCACGCTCCAACGCAAAATCCCAATACTTCTTCCACTTATCCATCTTGATTCTCCTTCATCGATTTGTCCTCCCACACTGCAGCGAAACAGTATGAGGTCGTTATCAAAGTTACCAGGGCAACACCACCCGTAATCAGGTCGCTGGTTGCACTGTCGTTATTCATGAGCACCGCGACTGAACCGCTGAGAAGCATGAGTGAGCCGAGTGTGAAGGCAGCGAAAATATACCGCCTGCGAATCTTCCATGACGGTTTCATGTGAGGATCGCCACCATCGGACTGATGATTGCGGCCAAGAATCCGAACACACCAATGACCTGCCACATCCGTTGCTCTAGTTTGCGAATCCGCATCTCATGATCGTCAATCTTTGCTTCTGAGTCAGGCAGTGAGTTTGCGATTTTCTCCAACAGCCGGCCCTGCCGTTGAACCTCCATGTAGATGTCCCTCATAGACACCTTCACACCAGCAGTTTCAGGATGCTCCTCGGTCATAGCTCCCCCAGAAAATCCACTGGGTTTGCAGTGTCA